ATCGACGTCGGAATTGGAAACGTCAAGTTATGGGACGCGTCCGATAACTTTCTCGGCGATTTTCCAGACGTCGCGACGGCTAAAGCCGACGTCGATTGTCTTTTATTGTTAACGAAATAAACCCCCGTTTATTATTTGCCGATTGTCGTCTATGGATTGACGGCAAAAGGCAGTTAATAAACGGAAAACAGAATAGCAATTACAGGGGGGTAAAATGGAAAATTGGAAAATCAATAGAGTCGATAATACAGAATATAAGCCGGACGATACTGGAATTTATGTTCTGATATACTGGGACGTCAAGACGGAATCCGTCCGGCTTGATTTTATGAGCCGTAAACATGAGCCGATACAATCGTTTTGTGGAACCGCCGAGAACGTCCGAAAACATTCTATGCGATATATACACAAAATAAGCCGCGTAAATTGGCCCAATTCCGGCTTTGATATATCTCTTGAACATGCCGCGTATATTGGCAGCGAATTACAATTGGCCGACGTTATGAGAATTGATTATGTACAAGACGCCAAATTTGAGCAGACGTCTGATAAAGTTATTAAGTTAAGTGAGCTGATTACGTCCGATAAAGTTTGCTCGAAGTGCGGATATTCGTCCGATAACCTGGAGATGACCGACGAACAACTAATTGACAAGACGACGTCCGATAACAAAACTGCCGCGAAAATCAATGAGGAGAAATATAGCTAACGTCCGATAACCTACCTCGCGGCTTCACCCGCCGCGATTTTCATATCCCATCGTCCGATAATGTTGCCCGCATTATCGGACGCCTTTCTTTGTATCGACCGTCACGTTATCGGACTATGTGAACGAAAGCGGACGTTGATATTATTGGTCACGTCCGAAAAGATCGACGCTCCTGGCTCAGTATGGTAGATGTTATTGGACACGTCCGATAAAAACCGCGAAATAATAAAGCGTTATCGCTGCTATTATAGGACGTAGTAGTTAACGTCCGATAACTGGCGGCTGCGTCCATGTCAAGAACATTCGCGAAACGAGAATCCGAACGTCCGATAACCTGGAGCAGCGGAGCTACGTCCGATAACACAATGCCATGACTACGTCCGATAACATGGGGCCTTTCCCCCACTGATAATGAATGCCCCCTTACCCCGCACACGTCACGGATCGATGGGCATCTGAAATTTCAAAATTCAAAAATAAAAAAAGAGTCTTGACAATCAAAAAATGATCTGCTACAATAGGTATATGGGATGAGAGTAAGAAGTCAAGCAATGTCACTATGTAGGAGAATGCAATGAGAATACTAACTTCAATCGAATTAACTGACGAACAGGTAAAAAAGATTGGTTGGGATCAAGGAAAATATGCTGATGACCCACTAAGCGAAGATCACTTAGACGCTACATTATCGGACTACATAGAAGATTTACCTAATCCACCAGATACTACTTGACACAGATGAATCAATTTGCTACAATACCCAGTAGATAGAACGACAATAAATTAGATAGTTAGATTGAAAGGCAGAAACATGATAGTAAAGATTCAAGACGACAATCTCCAAGACAAAGACCTCATCGAAGCAGCTCATTTCAGATACAATGAAGGTGGAGCAATCCTGGACTGCTACGCAAACCTGACAGACCACAACCCAACAAAGATTCGATTGCATCACGGCGACCACATCTTCTTTATGAACGATAAGGGTAAGACCGTGGACAGTAAGCGTGTAGAAATCAAACCGAAGAGTGATCACGACGATTTACAAAATTAGAGGAGACGAAATGAACAGTGAATTACAAGTCAAGCAAATTGCAGACGAAGTAGATAGAGCCGGACTAATTGCAATACCGGACAGCAACGCAGGCTTCTATGTCGCCATTGGTCAGAATCTTGCAGCCGCTACTTACTGCGGACGCAAAGAGGAATTCTCAATCATCAAGTTTCGCAAACACATGATCCTTGCAGCCGCCTACTGCCAGCGTGCAGCCAGCGTAAGAGAAGTGGGTGCGGTACTGACTGAGAGACTTCGCCAGGATCGTATCTGGGGTGACGAGTTTGATCGCAAGAACACCGCGAACGACTGGCACGCCTATGTTGGGCATTACATCTCGAAAGCCATACAGGGTGACACTAAGGAATACGATATTAACATGATCAAAGCTTGTGGTATTTGTCAGGCTGCTGTTCTCATGGTTGATCGTCATGGTGGCCCAGCAATGCGTCACTATGAGAATCTACCTGGAGCTGGTGCCCACTGTGAGCATTGCGGTGGGGTAGAAGGTAAAGATCACATTTGTCCAAAGGAGTGACATGAGATACATCGATTCAAAAAGATATGTCGAGGCAGTCAAGAAAAATGGCTTGCTGCCTATGTCGGAAAGATCTACGGATGAATTCCGAGAAGCCCAACTCAATGAAGCAATCATGGCAGCACTGAATGCCTACTGTCCCTACAGTGCATTTCATGTAGGTGCTGCATTACTAACAGACAGCGGTCGAATCTTTGCTGGTTGCAATGTTGAGAATGTCATGTTTAATGGAATGAGTCACGCAGAGCTGTCAGCGATTTCTGCTGCGATCACAGCACTCGGCCCAAAGATGAAGATCCAGGAGATGACGATCTGGACACCGACTCCAACACCGACGCCAAGTTGTGGTGGTTGTCGCCAGCTAATTCGCGAGCACGCAGAGAACATGGATGTCACTGTCTGGAGCTACTGCGATTCGCCGGACATCGCTCCTCTGGGCTTAACCGTCAATCAATTATTACCACATTCATTTGGGCCGGAGAATCTGTGACATGAAGAGTGAAATATTCGCATTCGCGATAATGTGCTTCATTGTTTTGTGGTCTATGCGTCGAGGCTATCAGCGATGGAAACAAGGTAAATTCATCCAGTCGCTAATGCTTACTCTCATCGGAGCATGGACACTTACTCAAGTAATCACAAAGTTAGGAGAATGGTTATGACAAACAACTATCCAACAGCCCAGAATGTATTTGATCGCGAGCTGTGCTTGATCCAAGACCAAGGTGTCTATACGTTTGTGGTCACGGTATTTAGTGAGCTATGTCCGTCTTACTTCTGGTTCATTCCAGCTTCTCAACGCGGACATCACCCGCCTGTTTGCCGGTTAACCGGTGGGCTCGTACATCACGTCAAGCTTGCAGTGCGATTCGCTCACTCATTCATGGAGATGTATCCGTATCCGCCAGAGACAGCTCACGACGAAGTGATTGCTGCCGTGTTACTACATGATCTTATGAAACGGGGTGAAGTTGAAAACGAGCTGGTGACATTCGGTGATCATAAACTCGCGAATGGAAGTCACGGCCTCTACTGTGCAAAGAGAATCACGGATCTGTGGTATAATTGTGATTGGCAGAAAATAATTCCCGAAGCACGAGCAATGAGAATTATCGAAGCTGTCCGCCGTCACATGGGACAGTGGACTCACGACTATGACAAACTGGCACCGCTGCACACAGAAGAAGAGCGTATCGTAGTAAACACAACACACCTTGCCGATTACGCTGCCAGCCGATCACTGCAAAAATGGATTGGCGAACGCTACACTGATAACACACTGGGGTATTTAGGATGATACAGGAGAATGTTATACTACTAAAACCAATGACATTCCACGTAAAAGACAAAATGAAAAAAGGGATGCGTGGAAAACTCCGCGATATTGGACACAGGTTTATGAAGAGATGATAGAGATCTATCAACCATTTCATCCAGCAAGAGAATATTATTTCGGGAGCGTAATTAATGTATAAAGTCACAGCCTTTGAATTGAAGCTCGCGTTCATGGAATACTATCGCTTCCGCAATCAGTGCGTAGTGACTGAGGAGTACAACGGAGCTGATGTAATTGCAGATAGTGGTTCAGATATATTAGAAGTAGAAGTCAAGGTGGATAAATACGATCTAATGAAAAACGAGTTGAAGAAAAAGAGTAAACATCAGAGCTATGCAGTTGGTGTATCATGGCACATGTGTCATCCGAACAAGTTTATGTTTGGTGTCACCGAAGAGCTGGTCGAAGATGCAAAACAACTTGTGCAGCAATTGAACCCCAAATATGGTATAATTGCATTCAACACCGAGTCATTCCTTAGAGCCGTAAACGATGGGTTCGATCCATACACACTACGCCATGTACGGATTGTTAAGTCCGCGAAACCGCTGCATACTAAATACAGTAAGCGGCAGCAAAAACTAATTGCGAAGCGTTCATCTTGTAAAGCAATCAGCTTAATGCAGGATGTGAAGAAACAAAAAATATTAGATGTCTGGAGAACAAAAGATGATGTATTACCTAATTAAAGCAATGGTTATTTTATTCACCATAGCTACTGCATTTCTTATAGTAGGAGTGATCTTTGGTGCTATGTTATTGCACGCCAAAGCAATAGAACCAGAATTCGCTGTCGAGCGTATCTGGGTATTACTTAAACTTGCTGGTCTGACTTGTGTAATCAGCATCATTTGGGACATGTGGGCTAAATCAATGAAAGGAATATAGTATGACCTATCACGATGGTTGTTTGTGTCCTGGCTGTAAGCCGACTACATTGGATAATTATGCCAAAGAGAATGCGAAGAAAACAGATCACCCAGGGTGGAAGCCCGAAGGTTTCATGCGTATGCCAATATCTGTTGACGATGCAAATGCCCTGATCGCACAGATCACTAAAGCCATCCCAGGTCATTTCGAGGCTTATGGCTCTGGCATCTTTACGCATCCACATGAGATCGTGGGTTGTATGACAGGTCAACTATATAAACTTAGTGCAGCCGCCGATGAATCGATCTACGACGGTGAGCTGCAAAAGTTTCGTACAAGATGTGTAAAGACGCTAATGGCGATTTTCGTTGGCCTCGCGTCGGTAGACAAATTAATCGAATTGCGAAAGGCTACAAATGAGTAGAGAAAAGAAAGAAGCACGCAAACAAGAAATGATTGCCGGACAACCTGATGATTTGGGGATGGAGAATTCTATCAAGATTCGCTATGCCAACAACTGGCCCGCGACTATCCTGGGCCTGACTAAGCGGATACAGGGTGTGAATCAAACATGGATGGAGATAATAAATCTCGTCATGTTCAACGACGATCTTCGGATCACCTACGCCCGCGAGAATGAGAATCTCGTTGTCACTATCGCACACAAAGGCCAAGTTGAGCAGATCCCGATCTCTGCTCAGGAAGTAATAAACTCATCGCAGTTTATCGAAGTGCTTATTATGAACAAGATCGCTGAGTCACCAATTATTCGCGAAATCAGAGGCGGGTAATAAACAATCCTGACACTCCTGGGCACAGAGCCCAGGAGTAATAATTACTGAGGAGAAATTATGAGAATCTCAACACAATTAGACGATCCTGGATATGATTCAGAGATCCACCTGAATGAAAAGCTGGAAATTCACTGTGATGGGCAGAAGATTGAGACCGCCCACACCGCCGATACTGACGAAGGCGTCGTCTATTACTATAAAAAAGACGCAGATGGTCGGATCAAGACCAAAAAAATTCGCGGAAAAGTAGAAATTCTCGGACTGTAATTTTTCTCTTGACTTCTTGAGTGATTTCCCGTATACTATAGGTAAATATTACTATTTTAAGGGTTTAAGAATGAGCGAAAAATCGTTAAACATGAACAGTGCCCAAGGCGATGCTTTTCAAGTCTCTCTTTCGGTATCTGCGGAAGAAAAATTATCTGCTGATCAAGAAATACAATCGTGTATAATTTGGACAGCAAGCACCACCGTATATGTCACTCTTTACGGTACAGCAGGTCAAACTAAATTTCTGCTTCCTGCGGGTGTACTTTTACCTATACCGGTTGACAATCTTAAAGACATCTCTGTCTTTAATAACAGCGGCAGCACCGGTGCATTGGTATATGTAATGTGGCGAGGTAGGTAGAGAATATGTTTAAGCCTGGGACTGGTGACAATCTCTACATGATAGGTGTTAAAGGTAAGGTTAAGGCTCTTTTGCAAAATAGCCATCTACCTGAAAGCATGTCTATTGTACAAGCTGAATCTTTCGCTAAAGAGTATGTCGATCCACTACTTGCTGCGGATGGTTATAAATTCGCCGTTCATATTTTTAGTTTGACGCCTTTGTCATATTGTTTAGCTTTATACACCGATGAAGAAAAGTTACCGACCGAGTGGTGGAATACTTCGACAATTTAATTGAAACTATTACCGAGAGGATAGTAATGGCAAGTATCTGGAAAGAGACATTTGAAGCATCCGAATTCGATAATTCTTGGGATTTTGAATCAGTAGATGCTGGATGCACGAGTGATGGTGATAGTGCTTTACCCGCAGTTAATCCATTACTCGCATCGACAAAATGCTATAAAACCATATCTGCTGACGCTATAAGTGTCAAGGCTTTTTTATATGAGGATCTTGGTGATAAGCCAACTATGGCTTTTACTGGTTGGCTTTATATTGATGCGGAATCTCTTGCGAACGGTCAAAATGTTGTTCTTTACCAAATTTCGGATAGCAGCTTAAATTTGGTTTATAGACTATATCTTGTTCAAGTTGCTGGTGTTTTATATCTTACTTCTTTTTATTGGGATGGAGTGTTGCTGCAAGGCACAGCATCTGTTGTTACTACAGGAACGTGGAATTTAATTCAACTTTATTATAGTGTAACTACTGCCATGTATGAATTTATACACAATTTTTCTTCTATTCAAATAACAAAACTGGCACCACCAGGGTTAACAAGAATACCCAGGAAAATTTATTTGGGTCAATTCGGTAATCAAGGAGTTACAGGATGTACTGTTTATTGGGATGCTTGTGAGTGGAACGACACTGACTACCCAAATCCGGAAGGCCGTGAGCCCAGTAGCCGTACTTTAATAATGAATAAAATATGGGCTTGGGGCAGTAGATGGTAAAATTTAGCTTGACTTCCAGGACATAATGTCCTATAATTGTGGCAGAATGACGCGATTACCAGTAAAAATAGACGAAAGCGTAGAGTTGCCAGCGTTGCCTGACATAAGCACTGCTCAAATCGAGCTGTACCTTGCTTATCTGGAAGTTTCTGGCCGCAAGAGATACTCTGCAATTATGGCTGGAGTAGATCCTGGTAGAATGAGCTATTTGATGAGCAAAGAAGATGATCTCAAAGCTCTTGAAATGTCTGCGATGCAGGGATATTGTGAGTTGATCGACGCGGCTGTCCATGATCGAGCAATCAATGGCGTATCTAAAGGAATTTATTATAAAGGTGCACGAATCGCAACCGAGCGGGTATATAGTGACACTCTTTTACTTGCATTAGCAAAAGCTCATAACCCGAAGTATCGGGATCATTTATCCGTTGACGCGAACGTCAAGGCGGGCGTTCTCGTTGTACAAACTTCCCTAAACCCTGACGAATGGGAGAAAGAATATGGTGGAATGCGAGTTGACCAAAAAGGGATTGACGATATATGTTCGGAGTCAAGTCAAAACCCAAAGTAAAATGATGGCCGAATGTGGTTTCAAGAAAGACGTTGCGTTATTAGCAGCGGCTGCATTGGCCGAAGATTGTAATGCAAAGTTTGGTGATAATATTGACCCAAGGATGTGCGTTGCTGTAGTGAAAGAATTCATTGAGCATAGAAAACTGGGATTGAATTGTGGTTGTTGTGGCTACCGCAAGCCCAGCACAAAGTTTTGTACGCTCAAGAGTACAGTCACCGGTGACGTACAGTCATGTGATTCGTTCCGGCATTTAGAGGCTTTTGTTATATGAGTCAAAAAGTTGAATGGCGACTTAATGAAACAGGTGAGCTAACCGCATTCATTGACGGTACTCCGGCGATCTGGTTTCCTCAACCTGGAAGTCAGGAAGCATTCTTACGATGTCCGATCTTTGAAACTCTACTGGCAGGCAACCGAGGGGGTGGGAAGGCTTTAAGTAATGGTGAGCGTATTCTATCTGACTCAGGCTGGAAACAAGTAGGTGACGTTGTTATGGCAGATAAACTTGTGGCTATTGATGGAACATTTACGGAAATCCTCGGAATTTTTCCACAAGGAAAAAAAGAGCTATATAGATTAACTTTTTGCGATGGGGTAGAGATTATTGTGGACGCCGAACATCTCTGGGAAGTGAGATCACAAAAAGCCTGTAAAGATGAACCCAATCAGATAAAAACCACTAAAGAGATAGTTGAAAGCACTCAGGTTTGGTCTATTCCAGTTATTGAAAAACCTGTCCCAGGAAAAAAATGGATTGGCCCAGACCCCTATATACTTGGCCTTATATTAGGTGACGGAACGCTAACTGGAGATCACATTACTATATATAATACTGAACCGGAAATTATAGAGTATTTGAAGGCTGCTGGATGGAAGGATAATCGGTATAAGAAAAAATCACCTAAGCTGTGGCAGATGTACCTTTACGGTGATCCACAATATAAAGATATTCTTGGCCGAGTTTCTAAAGAAGATAAACATGTCCCCCAAGAATTGCTTGAAGCTGATCCGCATACTCGATTGAGACTTCTTCAAGGAATGATGGATGCAGACGGCTCATGTGATAGAGAGGGTAGAATCACTGCTTGCACTATTTCAGAAAGAATGGCAAATGACTATGTATACCTCATCCGCTCTTTGGGCGGACTGGCTCAAAAACACTATTCCGCACCAAGATCATTAAAAAATAAATCGAAAAAATTATCTGGAGTAAAATCTGAGTGGTCTAAACCAATTTGGCGAGTAAATATATCCCACAGAAATGTCTTGAAGCCTTTTACACTAAAACGTAAGTTGAGTAAAATGACTGTTACCCATAAATATCAATATAGAGCGATTAAGAGTATAGAACCATGTGGCACTGGTGACGCTACATGTTTTGCAGTCAAGCACCCAAGAAAACTTTTCGTTATTGATGGTTTTGTTGTCACCCACAATACCGACGTACTGCTGATGGACTTTGCACAATATGTTGGCCGTGGTTTTGGTGAAGAGTGGAAGGGAATTTTGTTTCGGCGAACCTTTCCTGAGCTTGATGACATTATTAGTAAGTCATTAAAATGGTTCAAGAAGATTTGGCCGAACGCTGATTATAATAAACAAGCTAAAACATGGACATGGGCTACAGGCGAAACATTAAAGTTTCGTCATATAATGCGTCCGTCAGAATATTGGAATTATCATGGCCACTGTCTCAAAAATGGTGATGTACTTACGCCAACAGGTTGGAGAGACATCAAGAACATTAAAGTAGGTGACATTGTGTACGCTGTAGATGAAAATAGAGACCTCATACCTATGCCTGTGGCGACCAAGACCGAAGAGGATTATGATGGTGATTTAGTTGTTCACGAAGGCCGTGGATCATTTATGGAATTCACCCCCAACCACAAAGTTGCGGTCGTGCAGGATGATGGTACGCTCAAACCCACAAAATACAATTCCTTGGGCCATGAGGTAATAATAGCAGCTAATGTAAATTACCGCGGTGGAGCACATGTTGAGCAGGTAGATATTCCACAAGCACTAAGAAATCCAAGATATACCACCAAATATAAGAATCAACCCCTCACTGTCACCGGTGATGACTTCGCCGAGTTTATGGGCTGGTTTTTATCCGAGGGGTCAACTGTCACCTCTAATCTTCAAGTAGGAGTAGGTCAGCAAAAAAAGAAAAATAGAACCTGGATTGCCGACCTTCTGCTGCGGATGGGTATTGAGTTTGGAAGCAATAAAACTGGATTTATCTTTAGCAGTATAGATTGGTGGACATATCTAAGACCTTTCGGCAAGTGCCGTGACAAATTTGTACCAGAGATCATTAAGAACATGAACGCCAGGCAACTTAGATTATTCTTCAACGCAGCAATGGCGGGTGATGGGTCATGGCAGAAAGATAACGCGTATTACTTCACGACCTCAAAACAATTGGCGGACGACATGGCTGAGATAGCAGTCAAGCTTGGATATAAGGTATACGTCAGCTCAAGACAGCGTGACAGTCGTGAGGGCCTATCATATACTATCACTTGTCGTGGAAGCAAGCGGCGTGACATAAAGCTACGCACTGATGTGCGTTGGAAAAGAGGTAAACCGCTGTCAGCTAAGATTCAAGTCCAACGCGAACACCATAAAGGCAAGGTTTATTGCATCGGACTTGAAAAGCATCACATGTTTGTGATCCGGCAGCAAGGTTCCGTATGGGTATCAGGCAACTCTTATCCGTGGATAGGATTTGAAGAATTGACTACTTGGCCTAATAGTGAATGTTATACACCACTTTTTTCGTTGTGCAGATCTGCACACCCACAAGTAGCCAAGCTCTGCCGAGTCCGAGCGACCACAAATCCTTACGGCCCTGGGCATAACTGGGTTAAAAAGAGATTCAAATTACCGATGGCTGATGGAATGCTTCTCGGTACTGTCATTAGAGATACTCGCGACGTTCCTGCGGATGAGCTTGACAAGCCGCGAGTTGCAATTCGTAGCTCATTGGCTGAGAATAAGATTTTACTCCTGGCTGATCCAAGTTATGTTAATACTCTACGAGCTGCCGCCCGTAATCCTGCGGAATTGGCTGCATGGATCGAAGGCTCTTGGGATATTACGTCTGGTGGAATGTTTGATGATATTTGGAATGAGAAAATCCATGTTATTCCAAATATCCCATATATCCTACTTAGGAAATCAGGTTGGTTTATGAATCGTGCTTACGACCACGGATTATCAAAACCATTTTCAGTCGGATGGTGGGCTGAGAGTAATGGCAATCCAATTACGTTATTTAACAAAGAGTATGGCCAAGTAAAGGGTGATATATTTCTTTTCGATGAATATTATGGTTGTGCTAACGAGGATAATAAAGGTCTCAACATGACCGCCCAGGCTATTGCTCGTCAGATCAAAGAAAAAGAAAAAGAAATGGGTTTGCGTGGACGAATCAAGCGTGGCCCAGCGGATTCTTCGATCTTTTCAAAATACGATGGGTTGAAGACCGTAGCTGGTGACATGAAAAAAGAAGGTGTGTATTGGGACGATGTAGATAAATCCAAAGGCTCACGTGTGCAGGGATGGCAACAAATTAGAACGTTATTATCTGGAAGTATTCCAGTAGCTGGGGTAAGAGAGAATAAAGGTTTATTTATATGTGAACGCTGTACAGATTCTCGGCGAACAGTTCCATGTTTGCCACGTGATGATAAAAATTTAGATGATGTCAACTCAGATGTTGAGGATCATGCTGGTGACATGTGGCGGTATCGGTTTAGATGGACAAGACGTACTATTATTCAAAGGACTTGGTAAAAATGGCAAAAAAAGATGAAGCGACAGTAGCGACAGCAAGTTTAGCTTATCAGGCTATGCAAAATCGCTGGTTTAAGATGGACACATTGCTTGCCGGAACCGAAGCAATGCGTGTTGCCGGCGAAGATATGGCCCCGCGTCACGAACATGAGACAAAGGCAAACTATGCTGATCGTATCGCTGGTAATGTATTATTTAATATGGTGGACTTGACGATTCGGATGTGGGTTGGTAAACCCTTTGGATGCCAAATTCAATACACAGATGATTTTGCCAGCCATCTCAACCCACTAATAAATGATGTTGATCTTAACGGCAATAATCTCGATGTATTTGCTCGTAGCTGGTTCAAAGATGGTGTTGCAAAAGCATTTAGTCATGTACTGGTTGAATTTCCTCGTGTTGAAATTGATCAGCCTCGATCAATGGCTGATGATGATCGAATGAATATCCGGCCATATTTTGTGCACATCAGGCCAGAACAACTTATCTTTGCATTGTCAATGAGAGTTAATGGTAAAGAAGTTTTGACACATATTAGAATTCAAGAAGATGTAGTGTCACTTGACGGGTGGGAAGAAGTTGTTACTACACAGATTCGAGTCCTCGAAGTAGATATGTATAATGCTGGTACAGATGATGAGCCAAATTTTGTTCAGAAAGTACGAGTGGATATTTATCAGCAAGACGAAAAAGAAGTTTGGCAGGTAGTAGAAACTTTCTGGATGGACATTGATTATATTCCGCTGGTGACATTCTATGCAGATCGTCAAGGCTTCATGGTAGGTAAGTCTCCATTGGACGATCTTGCTGACTTGAATATTCGTCACTGGCAGTCCATGTCTGATCAGATTTCGATCCTTACTGTAGCTCGATTTCCAATGCTCGCATGTTCAGGTGGAGATGATGAGGAAGGCCGATTGGTTATTGGGCCTAAAGAATGGTTGTATACTCCTGATCCTGCTGCTCGATTTTATTATGTCGAACATAAAGGTGCTGCGATTGAAGCTGGTCGAAAAGATCTTCAAGATCTTGAAAAGCGAATGCAATCATACGGGGCAGAATTTACAAAAGAGCGTCCTGATCGTGAATCAGCTTCTGCAAGAAATCTTGATTCAACCGAGGCTACGTCACCACTTCAAGATGTCACTTTCCGCTTCAATGATGCGATGAATAATGCGTTACGGATGATGTCTGATTGGATGAGAAAAAGTCACTCTGGTAGGGCGATGGTGCCGACTGAATTCACATCACCGGAAGCAGTTGAATTACAAACGTTATACAACACCTGGAACGAAGGTGGGTTAACCACAGAAGAATATCTGAAAGAGCTACAACGTCGTGGCATATTATCAGAAGAGTTTGTTAATTTCAAAAAGTCTGACAAAACTCCTGATGCTAACAATAATGAAAATGATGAGTAAACCGGAACCCTGAATATTTATTTAATGAAAGGAACATGAACATGAAATTTGATTTCACCAAGAACCGCAAAGTCGAGAAACTTGATGCTGTACCGCAAAACCTTCAAGCCTTCTACGAAGAAGTTGAGGGCGAAGACGAAGGTTTTCAGCTCAAGACCGACTCAGTCACGACCGCAGCGATTGCCGTCATATCTGGGCTCAATGGAGCTTTGACGAAGGCACGCGGTGACGTGGAAACAGCCAAGAAGGCCAAAACAATCGACCTAACACTCTTGGCAGATTATGGCGACACTCCGGAAGCGATTCATCAGAGTGTCCAGGCAAAGATCGAAGAGTTGACTGCTCAGGCATCAACAAATCAGCAAGATATTCAGACGAGAATATCTACGATCAAGAAAGAGCACGGCGAAGCATTAACAAAAGCATTGGCTGAAAAGGATGGTTTGCTAACTGCTCAAAAGTCAACACTTCACAACTACATGCTTGACACCGCTGTCATGCACGCATCCGCTGGATACCAGGGACTAAATGCGAAGTTGGTTGCACCTTTTGCTAAACAGCAAATGAAGATTCAGGAAGTAAATGAGGTTCCTCAAGTCATTATCGTCGATTCGGCTGGCGAGCCTCGCTATTCCAAGAATGCGGATCGTGCCGGCGAATTGATGCAGGCTGATGAATTGTTGGCCGAAATGTCCGAATCCTCGGAATTCAAGCAGCTCTTCCCCTCACAGCAAGCTTCATCTGGTGGTGGTTCACAGACGCAGCACACACAAGTAGGTGTTCGCAGAAACAGTAATAGTAAGAATCAAACACCGGCCCAGAAGATCTCTGCTGGGTTAGGTGCTGCTAAAAAGAAGTAGAAATTTTCAAAATAATCGGACTCAGGAGCAGATTTCCCTTGACTTCTGAGTCCGATAATATTATAATACAGACTGAATGAGGCACTTGGCAAGGGCGACCCTGGCCGGAAACGCGATGTTTTCAATGTGCTAATTGAAAATTGAACCGTAACCGAAAAGGAGAATAAAAATGGCAAGTGTAACATTAGCAGAAAGTGCGAAACTCGCACAAGATCAACTGACCTCTGGTTTGATCGAAAGCATCATCACCGTCAATCACATGTACCAGTTGCTTCCGTTCGAGGGCATCGATGGTAACGCTTTAGCGTATAACCGCGAAAATGCTCTTGGTGACGTAGAGGCTATTGGCGTCGGTGGAACAATCAACGCCAAAGCTGCTGCGACTTTCACCCAGGTGACAAGCTCGCTCACCAAGATAATCGGTGATGCAGAAGTCGATGGTCTGATTCAGGCCACTCGTTCAGCCAAGAATGATCAGGCAGGCGTCCAGATCGCATCCAAAGCCAAGAGTGCTGGCCGTGAGTATCAGGATCAGCTCATCAACGGTTCCGGTGCCTCGGACGAATTCAACGGCCTCATCAATCTGTGTGCTTCCGGCCAGAAGGCCACGACCGCCACAGATGGCTCGAACCTGAGCTTCACCATATTGGATGAGATGCTCGACCTCGTAACCGCGAAAGATGGCGAAGTCGATTATCTCGTTATGCACGCCCGCACGATCCGAAGTTACAAGAGTCTGCTTCGTGCACTCGGTGGTGTATCGATGACAGAAGTATTCGAGCTACCCAGTGGCAAGAATGTTCCGGCATATTCTGGTGTTCCGATTCTGAGGAACGACTGGATTCCCACGAATCAGGTCAAGGGTGCCTCTGGTGCCGTTTGTACCACAATCTTCGCTGGCGTCTTTGATGACGGCGGAATGAAGACCGGTTTGCTCGGCTTAACCGCCGCGAACGCTTACGGCCTTCACGTGGTTGACGTAGGTGAAGCTGAGTCGAAAGACGAGCACATCTGGCGTGTCAAGTGGTATTGTGGTCTGGCCCTGTTCTCTGAGCTGGGACTGGCCGCAGCCGAAGGCATTCTTAACTAAGAATACCGCAACGTAATGAGGGAGTCTTAGGACTCCCTCTTCTTTGTTTGTTTGAAAAGGGAACATGATGATTTATACAATAACTCTACCCGAAGGTGCAAAATCGCTTCTCCATGATGGCATAACTCAGCATGTAGTTGAAGCAGGTTCCTCTGCTGAGGCATTAACTGCTGTCAAGGCAATATCCTCTGAGGATCTGAATGTTGTTTGGGATCAGGCGACTATCACTGAGAAGGTTCAAGATCTTGAAGGCGTAGTCTTCACGATCACGGTCGATCCCGCTGGCACACCTGCTGTCTTTGCATACACCGGTCTCGCAGGAGACACTTGGGATGATGTGGCCACTGCTCTTGAAGTCCTTTGTGAAGTGACATATACTTCAAGTTGGACTCCCGAAGCCACACATGGTAAAGTAGGAACACTTTTGATTGCTACTGGTAGTGGCACCGATGATGTTGGTGACAAAGTTGTCACAGCTACAGCTATCGGCCCCAACGGCGAAGTGTTGACAGCAAAATTCTTCGCCAACATCGTGGATGACGGTGAGTCCACAGCCGACCTGACTGTGGACATCCTCGCAGACTGTCCTACACCGAGAGTCATTGGTTCGTATAAGTAAGAGGTATAGGTAAACTGAAACTAATAATCGATGGAAGTCGAATGAAAGGAAATTGAAAGATGGCCGGATTTTATTACCTTAAAGTGCCCGAAGATGCTAAGTGTGACTTAGTTGAAGGCAAAGATTCACTTATCATTAATGCAGAGTCAAGTGCCGAAGCTATTTTAGCAGCCAGGGCCTATCTGCATCTTCCCAGCGACGCTGCCTGGATAGCATCTACACCTGTGTTGCTTGCTGATCCTGCTGACCTTGCTGGTTGGAGATTGAAGATCACCATCACAGACACAGATGACTCCGTCACTGAGTCCGTCACTGTCACCGGCGTCACTGTCGCTGACTTTGATTCCATAGGTGCTCTCGCCGTCATAGCGTTGAACCTCACTTCATCCATCGCAGGTGCTGCATACTCCACACCTAACCTCAAGGTTGCTGAGACTACGGATGCTCTTGGGGATCAAACAGTTACAGTTGAGTTTTTGCCGCCTGTTACTTGGGACGATCCTTCGATAAGTTTCCCCGCGTTTATCGGCACGATCACCCACGAAGGTGCTGAGGCTGATGCACTGAATGTCGTGCTGAACGATGTTGTGACTCCTACCGTGATGTATGAGCTTGGCTCAGGAAGCTAACCGAAACCAATAAAGAGTGGCCCAGGAACATTCCTGGGCCACTCTTCTATTATCAGGAGACTAATTATGCAACTTCAAAAAATCCGAATGACCCTGACAGGTGGCCTTGAAGGCAAAACAATCGTACTACGTAAACGTCAATTTGTTGACGGCGTTTGTGAGACAATGATTCCCGCGAATGATGAAGTAGGTTTGAGAAAATACTTCACCACAAGCTATCAGGTTAGGTTTGAGAACCTGACGAATCAGCCCAAGGAAGCGGCAAAAGAAGAAGTCAAGGAAGATCCGAAGGCAGAAGCAGAAGAGGCCAAGGCAATCAGGGTAGATGATTCTGCTGTTATGTCTAAGCAGGAAGTCGAAGACAAAGAAGATGACGTCTCAACACCGAACCCCAGGCAGCAAGCAATCATCGCCGCCGTAAATAAAACAAACAAAGAAGAATGGATTGAGCAGGACACAAACCCTCATCCGAAAGTAGCGGATGTTGCGAGTATCATGGAAGATCCAACTGTCACAAAGCAAGAAATCGTTGAGGTTATCGAGACATGGCTTTCATAGTACAAACTCCCGATGCACCACTAAGTACAGCAAACGGATACATCACGGCTGTTGAATTCAAAGCCTACCATGATGACCGCAATAATGTGTACACCGCAAGCGATACGGAGATCGAGTACGCGATTGTCAGGGCAACGGATTACATAGATACCAGATGGACGTTCGCGGGCTCTCGTAAAGATGCGGATCAATCTACTGAGTGCCCGCGATCTGGTGTCTATGACCAGACAAACGGCTTACTGTTGAATGACTACCCAGAAGAATTAAAAGAAGCCTGTGCTGAATACGCAATGGCGTCAATAGCTGGTACTCTATATGCAACAGCGAATATTGATACGTCTGGTAAATCAGTAAAGAAGATCCGTAAGAAAGCCGACGTGCTTGAGAAAGAAACTGAATATTTTAATCCAAGCAGAACAGCGTGGACGGCTTTCCCCGTGGCCGATGGGAAAATGAAACGTACACGACTATTAGCATCCACTCGGTGTACTCTTGGGAGAAGTTAATGGCACTTCCTACTGAATGGGCATGGGTTGAAGAGCTGATTGATGAGGAAGGCAGAGCATTAACTATCGCCGTTCCTGGAGTCGAGTCAGATGCTAATAAGCCGTGGCGGGGTAATGTAGCTGGAACACCAACCGCAGCTACCGGCGTATTTGTCCGGTACAAAGCTTCTCAGATCGATGGCGATCATATCAAGCGTGGTGATCAGAAGGTGCTGTTAATACCCAGTGAGACAATCAATATTGAAAGAGGCACCAAAATCGTAGATTCACTTGATACATCTACTTGGAATGTAGTTGATGTTGAAAAAATAACAAATAAATCAGACATTTTGCTTTACATTTTGCAAATAAGACAGTAAAATATAACTATGATAGCATCGCGTACAGACGCAAGGGACAGAATTTTGGTTCCGCTGAAAGCCGTAGCGGACGCACAGTCATTGTACGCAATCTATGACGACACAAACAAAAGTGTGCCAACTGATGGATCTATTAAGTGGGTTCGCATTGCAGTACGGCATCGAAGAGGTTCAAGATCGTCACTCGGTCGAATGGACGGCAAGAGTAAGAACACTCAGGCCGGTTTTATTTTTGTGGAGATTTATACTCCACGCGAAGATGGTTTAGTAGATAGTGACATTATTTCTGCGGCGTTCGCAGAAAGCTTGCGATCTGGAACAGCCGGTGACATTTGGATCGGCGATGTTTCAGAAATGGAAGTTGGTGAAGACGGTAACTGGTTCAGAGTAGACGTAATTGCTGAATTTGAGTATGACTTAATACAGTAAGGAGTAAAAAATGGTAGCGGTAAACAAAATTAATTCAAATGTAGTGGAAACAGCGTTCGCTGAGGAAACATCCATCAAGACGCTACCAGGAACACCTATCTGGTATCCTCTCGATGTAAATAGCTTCACCGATTTTGGCGGTTCGATCTCTAAGGTTTCCAGGAATCCGTTCCGAACAGATCGTCAGCTTCGCAAAGGTCAGACTACTGATCTGGATGCTGCTGGAACACTCAATCACGATCTCGTGCAGGCAGGCTTGCAGAATGTTTTGCAAGGTTTCTTCTTCGCTGATCAGCGGGTGAAAGCAGAAGTTGGTGGAGCCAGTGAGATCACTGGTGTCACTACCAGCACATACACTGCCGCTTCTGGGCTTGACGTCTATGAAGTAGGCGATCTTATCAACGCTTCGGGCTTCACTAATGCCGCAAACAATGGGCTCAAGGAAGTCACGACCGTAACAGCTACCATATTGACTGTAGCTGAAACATTGGTGGCTGAAACACCGCCTGCAACTGCCAAACTCGTCGCCGTAGGCTTTGAGTTTGCCACGGGCGATCTGGAAGTAGATGTTAGTGGATCACTTCCGCAATTAACCACAACCGCAAAAACCCTAACCGAATTGGGTCTTGTCCCTGGCGAATTCATCTATATCGGTGGTGACGCAGCCGCAACACAATTCGATACAAGTGGAATGGGTTTTGCCCGTGTCCGCTCTATCGCTGCAAATGCAATCGTCATCGATAAGTGTCAGGCCGACATGGCTGCTGACACTGCTGCTGCAAAGACCATCCGAGTCTTCTTCGGTCGCGTGCTCAAGAATGAAACCGGCACAAGCATTGTACGCCGAACATATAACATCGAGCGTCAACTCGGTGCTCCTGATGACGCATCTCCATCACAGATTCAATCTGAGTATTTGGTTGGTGCTGTTCCGAGTGAGTTGACTTTGAATATCCCGACTGCTGATAAAGCAATGTTGGATATGGCATTCGTCGCAATGGATGTTGAGCAGCGTACCGGCGTCGTTGGAATAAAGAGTGGTACAAGAGTGTCTTTAACCGAAGAGTCGGCTTTCAACACTTCATCCAACGTACCGCTCATCAATCTGGCAATAGTTAGTGACACGGACGAGAATCCTACGCCGCTGTTCGCATTCGCCGAAGAGATGAGCATAACCATCAACAACAATGTTTCTCCCGACAAAGCAATCGGCACACTTGGTGGGTTCGACGCAACCCACGGTAACTTTGAGGTAACTGGTAGTTTGACAGCTTACTTTATGGATGTGACCTCGGTCAACGCGATCCGAGCGAACAGCGATGTCACTCTCGACATGCACCTTGTCAAAGAGAACGCAGGCATCACAGTCGACATACCACTACTCGCCCTGGGTGATGGTCGGTTGGATGTAGCACAAAATGAAGCAATTAGAATTCCGCTGACACAGGAAGCAGCGATTGGCACCGGAGCAATCACCGGTTTCGATCATACGCTGTTGATGTCGTTTTACGACTATCTGCCCGACGCAGCCGAAGCCTAATCAAAAAGAATGGGCCCAGGAACGTTCCAGGGCTCTTACTTTAATCTTATTTTGGAGATAGAGATATGAGTAATCCGTTGCGAAGAATTTATGAGACTGACAAAAACGTAGAGCGTGAAGGTGTCGTCGTCGAGTATTCCCCAGGCGTCGAAATCAAACTCGCCAGAGCTGGTGGAGCTAACAAGAAGTTTTCTAAAGTATTGACCAGACTTTCTCGGCCCCATCGTCGTGCAATTCAAACCAACACAATCGATGAAAAGATCTTAACAGATATGTTCATCACAGCTTATGCCCAGGCTATTGTTCTTAGCTGGAAAGGCTTCACAAAAGATCTCATCACCCATGAGGATGCAGATGCAGAGACAGAGCTGGATTTCAACCAGGAAAATGTTGAAGCTGTTTTTCACGAACAGCCGAATTTGTTCCAGGATGTTCAAGCCACTGCTGACAATATTGCGATCTTCCGAGCTGAGATTTTGGAGCAAGATTCGGGAAACTGATTGCCTGCCTGCTCTACTATTTGGAGTTAGGCAAAATGGAACAGCGAATGATCCAGGAGTGCTTCCGTAGAAAACGCCCACTCCCTGAACGTATACAGAATGCTCCAAACCTACTCATGGGTTTGGAGCTTCATTTTGATGCGTTCATTGAGCTGAATACATGCCGGTCGACTGGTTGGTCTCCTGGGCCTATTCCCTCATGGAGTATTGATGAATATTGCTTCCGCCTGGAGTTAACTGAGGATGAAGCCGAGGATCTGCACTATCATATACGGATGATGGATCAAGCTTTTTTACAGCATATTGCTGAGAAAAACAAAGATTCTACTTGAAATCGATGATATTATCGGGTATAATACGTTCATGGCTCGAAGCTTTAATAGTCGTATGAAAGCAATTGGAGATACGTTATTGCACAACGTGTCGTTGACTGTTCGTAGAGCTGGAATGGCAGCTACTGAGGCTGTTGTATTACATACGCCAGTGAAGACTGGACGTGCCAGAATTAATTGGCGGGTGTCCCTTGGTAAGCTCAAGAAAAATTTGATTGAAGCACCCGACACAGCTAATATAAATACTAATAGAGAAATTGCGTCTGCCCAGGCACTAATAAACGCAGCAAATGTGTTGAAAACATGGAAGGTTGGAAAAGGTAATATTTACATCCTTAATCCAGTGAGTTACATAGGAGATCTGGATCGAGGATCATCTCAGCAGGCACGAGCAGGTATGACTAAATTTGCTATTGCAGCAGCTCGTGCTGAATTGAGAAAAGGAAGGTTACTCCGTCGTGGCAGATAAAAAAGAAATTCTACTTATTGAGATTCGTGAAGATGGTGCTCGCGTTGTAAAGCGAAACATCGCAAGTGTTGGTAAAGCTGGTGCAGCTACCACGGGTCAAATGGACAAATTGAAAGCAGTGTTGGCTGGAGTCGTCTCCGCGAAGGTACTGCGTGACACTATCATGCTCGCGGACTCTTACGCTAACATGCTTAACAGACTCAGGGTTGTCACGACAGGCACCTGGGAATTACACGCTGCGATGGACGCCGTGTTCCAGATGAGTCGTGAGACCAGAACAGCTCTTGAAGCTAATATTGATATGTACGCTCGTATTGCCCTTAACACAAAGACGATGGGTTTGAACATGAAAGATGTTGTGCGGTTCGCTACACAGTTGAACCATGCTATCATTCTATCAGGTGTCACCGCCCGTGAAGCTCAGTGGGGTATGGTTCAGTTTTCCCAGGGTTTGGCTGCGGGTGCTTTGCGTGGTGATGAGCTTCGAGCCGTCATGGAGCAATTGCCGGTAGTGACAGAGACACTTACTCGATACATGGGCATCGGTCGAGGAGAATTAAGAAAGTGGGCATTTGAGGGACGAGTCACTACCAGAGTTATTATTGACGCGTTCAATGCGGCAGAGAAAAATTTGGCTGAAAGATTTGGTAAACGTATCCCGACTGTGGATCAAGCTATAACCGTTCTTAACAGCTCCATCACCAGCTTCATCGGTAAGTTAGATCAGGCCATGCAAGGTACAAGCAGTTTGGCAAAAGCGATTCTCTGGGCTTCTGACAACATGGATACTCTTGGAAGATTTGTGGGGATGGCGGCTATATTACTCGGTGGAATCTTCCTCAAGAATTTGATTATGATTGTTGCCCAGATGAAGTTGTTTAGTTTGTCGGTACTCACACTACATCCAATGGCAATTGCTATCGGTGCAATTGCTGCGGCGACAATTGTTTTCTCAGACAAAATTAAAATCGCTAAAGATTCGTCAGCTACTTTGGCTGATGTGTTTACGATTCTTGGCTCAAATGCTAAGTACGCATATACAAAAATCCGTGAGGGAATAGTCTCTTTAACTGGTGGCATCAAAATCCAGAAAGAGTTTCAAGTGACATTGCAGAGTGTAGTCACTGACGCAGCTAAATTCATGGATAAATTCCTTGGACTATTTGTTGGTGCAGGTCAGGTAATAAAACGTATTTTTGAGATCGTTCCGAATGATGCAAAGGCTGCATGGAATGATATACTCGGCGGAGCTGAGGTAATTGTGGACTACATCATGTCGATGTTCAAAACCATAGGTGACGTGATCCGGATCTTCGGGCTGAATGTCAAGACTGCAATGATCTCAATGTCTGGAGCAGTAAGACAAGCCCTGGCCGGTAATGCTGATCTGGCGAAACAATATGCCGATCAGATGGCATTGTCATTTAAGAACGCAGCCACAGATGGGTTCAGTAATTTCTCCGATCTTTTGAATAAGAATTTGGTGGACGCTACCCGTGAGGATTCATTAACTGGAGCAAAATTCCAAGTAGAAAAAGCTGGTGAAAGCCTCGGCGAAGCATTCATACGTGGATTTGATATGTCGACTATCATTGAATCTGGTGTCACCGATTTATTCGATAGAGCCAAAGCTCTCAGTGACGCAACCGCTGCTGGTGGGCCCTCGGCTCAAGGGCCAATTATGTTTTCGCCAACGCCGATGCAAAGTCAGTTACTGAAAGATATGATTGGTGACGTCAGTGCAGTAAATGCTAAGATGGTGGCACTCAAAGAGTTGTGGACAGCCATCAGCACACAGCAGCCTGGGACTGAGGGTATGCAAGCCACGTTAGAACAAGTTAATCGAAAAATGTCTGAGTTAAGATTAAAAGGAATGCAGGTCAACACTGATGTTATTACAGGCTTCAAACGAGGCTTTATAGAACTCGGTCTTGAGATAAGTAATTTTGCAGAGCTGGCTCAGAAGACAATCACTAATGCGTTCTCCTCTATGGAAGACGCCTTGGTTAGTTTTGTTACTACAGGTAAAGTTGATTTCAAAGGTATGGTTGATTCAATGCTCGCAGATCTAACACGCTTGCTGGCAAGACAAGCTCTCATGGGTCTGCTCAATATGATGGCCCCTGGTGGTGGTGGACTCCTCGGAATGCTTGCCGGTGGTAGTGGTGGTAGTGGTGTTCAAGTCCCTGGGAGAGCACTCGGTGGCCCAGTGTCTCCAGGACAAGATTATGTTGTTGGCGAACGCAGACCTGAGATCTTCCGACCGGCCCAACCTGGGCATATAACACCGGCCCCAGTGGCAGCTCAAGCACCGGCCCAGGATGGCGGCGTTCTAATTATTAATGTATCAAGTGAAGAGGAAGCACTTCGTGTGATGGCAAGCCATGAAGGCAAGCGAATAATCAGAAACGAAATTAGAACCACGAAAAGTGGGAGATAATTATGGCATGGTTTAAGGGAACAGCAGTAGACTATCAGGATTTTTTGAATGAGCTTAAAACCTTAGCTCAGGATGATCATATTTCTGCAATGACAGTTTATGATGGCGGCACCGGCTATGCTGTCAGTGACACTATCACACTTGCAGGCGGAACAAAAAATCACGAGCCTGAGCTTGAAGTCCGAGGCGTCAGCTCCGGTGATTATGTCACTGTCGCAGCAGTTAGTGCTGGCGGCACCGGTTATGTTATTGGTGACTCACTTGTGTTGGCAACCGGCACATATCTCGTGGCTCCTGTGCTTGAGGTTTTAACTGTCTCGGGCACAACTGTATTAACAGTGTTAATCAAGAACCCAGGTATTTGTTCAGCTCAGCCGTCAAACCCAGTGGCTACGACGTCGGATGGTAGTGGCACGGGCTGCACGCTCAATATGACATTCGCTGCGGGTACTGGTATCATTACCGATGCAGTTATTAGTGACGCCGGTGTTTACACAGTTCAAGCATCTAATCCGGTAAGCCAAAATACATCAAGCGGTTCTGGCACCGGTGCAAAGGTTACACTGACATACACTGACACTGCCTGGGCAGTAAAGATCGATTATGCTGCATACGAGGCGACTGCTGTAGTAATTAGTGTAGCAGGCACTGGCTACACGGTTAATGACAAAGTGACAGTTGTTGGCGGAACATTCACAGATGCAACTGTCGTAAATATTGACACTGTCTCTGGTGGTGTGCCAACTGCGGTTTCAGTTTATTCTGCCGGTGAGTATAGCACCACGCCGAGCAATCCGGCGTCTTCCTCTGGTGGAACCGGCTCTGGACTTACATTAACTATGACCTGGGCACTTTGTGCAGATGAACGAAAATATCTTATGCTCCACAACACAGTTAGTGATCAATATATTGGTTTTAAGTGTATTAAAGAAACTTCTCCAGAAACAGCTTATGTAATTCAAGTAGTAGGGTTCACTGGATTTAATTCAATATCAACACCTTGGGAAACTCAGCCTGGAGCCTCTGTAGCTTCTGCCAATAATGAAGGATCATACGTGCCGCTGTCTGGTGGTGGAACACCTGCAACAGTTTATTACTGGATCTCAATCCATGATGAGCGAATGGTTGCAGCATTCAAAGTGGCTTCGGTTTATCCGAACATGTATGTCGGAGCAATCGACCCATATCTAACTGCTGCTGAATACGCGTACCCACAACTGATTATGGGCTGCATTGCCAGAAAAGCACCATACACTTATGGTGGGCCGGATTTTGCCGGTATGAATAATCCTGGAGTGTATTCGGCTGCAAGCTCAACTTACCCTGGGCCTGGCTGGTTAAGAAGTCCGGACGGATCATTTAAGCAAGTAATTAATTGGACTATCGCCTATGGTGCTCCAGACTACTATAATGGTGCTCTTGGTGTCACTCCATGTGGTCATTGTGCAAACACAGCTCCGGCCTCACCCAACAACTGGTATTCAACAACAATTGATTGGCGTGACATGTTCACAGAAGCTATAGCTATCGCCGCTGGTCAAAAAGAATTAAAGCGTGTTAATAGTGAATTTGTGATCATACCCTGCACTGTTGCATCAGATGCAGATAGAAAGCAATACGGCAACATGCGTGGTGTATTTTGTATTAGTCCGAATGGCGTAATAAACGCAGAAGATAGAATTTGGATTAACGGTGAAGCTTATAGAGCATTTCAGAATTGCTCAAAGTCGAACAGAAATTACTTCTTTGTTCTCAAGGAATATTAATATGGCATATCAAACAGGATCAGCAAGTGACCAAACAGATCTAATGAGCAAACTTTCTACGTTTGCTCAGGCGAATGGATACACGGAAGATTACTATAATGGAACGAATCGACATCTGTCACTGAGTCGATCAGCAGACAATGTCTATGTTTCATTCGCATGGGACTCAGTAAGTCACATCCAAATGTATCAAGCACTGGGATACTCCGTAGCAAACGACGAAGAGCCGTGGAATCAAGCAAACGATAGCGGTAATGGCACATCTTCCCCAGACACTCTCGGAGATCGCGAGCGACAAATATCTGCTATTGGAAACGGATCTTTTCCAACTTATCACTTCTTCGCCTACACAAGTCCGACATACGGGATTCATGTCGTCTTAGAATTCTCTGCTGGCCTATTCAGACACTTTGGCTTCGGTAAGATTGATAAGACAGGCACCTGGACAGGCGGAGCGTGGTGTGCTGGACACCTATGGAACCCAGGCAATACTTTTGCTATGTACGATGTTCCCAACAGTAATGCTCATTCTGTTTTATTAGATGGTGGTTTAACTCCTGGAACATCTTATTACGGAACATATAACACTAATAGCGGTGCAACAATCCACTGTGAAGGTCTTCCAGGACAAATTGCTGCTGGTAAATGGGGTCACAGTGTTTATCCAACTACAACTGATATTAATGTTGGTGATGATCGAGACGGTAATGAACGAGTTAGAATAGCCGGTGGGTTCAGAGCTGGTGTTGCTCTTGCTCAATTCGGCGGATACTTACCCGATCTCGCTAATGGCTATATTCCAATTATTCCGATTGAAATATTCTACTATGATGGTCAGTACGGAGATGATGGAATATACTATCTCGGTAGATTACCAAACGTGGGACATATTCATTTAGAAGGAATCGATGCGTCCGAAGAAATTACTATTGGATCTGATACGTGGATTGCCTTTCCAATGGTACGTAAATCCAATATTGGTGGTAATAATCAAGAAAGCTGGAACGCAGGTATTATTTACAAGAAAGTGACATAATTATGAGCTTTTCAAACTATCTCGAAAATTATTTGCTGGCTTACACATTCTCAAGTAAAACAGTTTATTGTGCGTATGGTTCAGCCCACAGTGAGTCGTCCTTCACCGAGCTGTCTGGGGGTAGCTATGCCCGCGTAGCTTTTGGTGCATATACAGTGACATCTGTAGCCGGTGACGATCAATATGTCTCGAATAATGTTGCAATTACTTGGCCGCGGGCAACTGGCAGCCAGGGAACATGTTCGCACATCGGACTATATGACGCACTAACTGGCGGCAACTTCCTGGGCAGCGTATCACTTGCATCGCTGGGCCTGGACGACATCAGTGTTATCACAGGAACGCAGATTATCATTAATGCAACTGAATTCAAAGTCAAACTTGACTGAGGAGAAATTATGAGTATTCCTGCAAACATGGATTGGGAGATCCGGACAGATGGCTCTCCTACGAACGGCGGTGGGTTCACAGACAGAAACCCAGGGACATCTGTTGATTATAGTCAGCAGGCCGCAGCTCAATTGGCCTTGACTGATATTGCATCCGACGGAGCTGGCACTGGCATTACCTCAGCAACTGGTGGGTTCACTGCTGCGATGGAAGGTAATGTCATATTCATTACTGGTGGCACGGGCTTTACTCAGGGTTGGTATCAAATCACTGGATACACAGACACAAACACCATTACGATTGACCGGACATGTGTCGCCAATAAAACAGGTGGAACAGGTAATGTTGGTGGAGCTTGGAAATTTGCGGACACCTATGCTTACGGCTTCTTCGCATCTCCAAATAAAGGCAGCTACAACACAGTGTGGGTTAAGGCTGGCACATACGTTAGTTGCTGGGATGCCACCTACATTCGACTTGACGCAGACTATAATCGGATGGTGGGCTACAATACGTCCAGGGGTGATTGCCCAGAAGGAACCAATCGACCCTTCTTTGATCTTGGAACCGACGCCACTTATTTTTACATCACAGCAGCTCATCAGTGGATGTCAAATATCAGAATGGATTCGCAAAACACTGCTTCTACGGCCTGCATATATAGTACATCTACAAGCATAAACTTTATACTCCGAAACTGCAAAATTGTTAGGGCGGGACACACCAGTGCTTTCGGTATTCGTTCAGCCGCAGCATTTTGTAAAATTATCCAGTGTGAAGTAACCGCTCCACTCGCCACAGCTATCCGTGTCGAGGACTTCAATTGTTTGGTTGCCTTTTCTTATATCCATGACAGCAATTATGGTATTGTTGATTCTGGAACGAGTTCGTATGCCTGCACAGTTGAAAATTGTGTAATTGACACTATCACCATCAACGGTCTTTCGTTTTATTATGGGGCTACGGCGAAAGAGAACACAATCTATAATTGCGGTACTGGAATCATCACCAGCTCCTTATATAACACTTTCTTTAACAACATTGTACACACGTGTACCACTGGGATCAATAGTCCTGAATACACATACGATGATAATAATTGTTTCTATAACAACACGACAGAACGAACAGGCGGTGTTGTTGCGGGCCCGAACAACATCACATCCGATCCGAAATTAGCAGCTCCAGCAATCGGCGATTTCACACTTGATGCAGGAAGTCCGTGCTTTAACATAGGAATTAAATTAGGTGCTGCGGTAGGATTATAATGGCTGATTATAAACAAAACATAGGTGCATATCAAGATGACGTCGCCAATAACGATCTTTGGCGACAGAATATCGGAGCTGATCAAACTGATCCACCACAATTTGGCGACGTAGACAAAGTCATTCAGGGCACAGGCTCAATTAATATTGCTGCGATGAATATTAACGTTGACCTTATCGGCATAGATCTTGAAGCGGATGGTGCAATCGAAGTCGCTACTCCGACCGTCACTAATGCTTTTAATCTCGGCAATGTACTGGGTGACATCATAACACTAATTCGTCCAGGACAAAATACAAACTGCGATCAAGGCTCTGCGGTCGTTACTCCCTGGTCAGCTCCAATACCAACTGAGATGCCTGATCTTGTGGGCACTGGGGCCACACAGCTCCTCGGCCAAAGTCCAATGGATAACAACGACTTCACAGGCTCTGGACAAGTAAGGGGCCATGAGTATTTCTGGTATGAGATAGCCCACTTACTGCCTCGCGTCATTCAAGAGTTAGGTAATCTTGTGTCAGAACAAGTTATTAATTGCGATCTCTATAATGCAGATCGAAATAATGAGATCACAGTGACATCGATTACCAACAATCTCGGTACTGGTATAGATGTGGCTGGTGTACCAGCGGCTCCGTTCGATATTGAATCGCAGGATAGTCTCATATTTACTCTAACAATTAAAACCGTGGGCGACTTAACTATCGACGCGTCATATACACTGCATTTATCGACCGGTGAAGATTATACAATCTATCT